CGGAAAGGAGGAAAATTTTAATCTCATATTAGGATTAAAATTTTACAAATTTTATGAAAGGAGGTTACTCTTAAGATGAAGAGTAACGTAGCTAGTAGAGCTTATTTCAATGAAAGTTTTAAGCTTCCAAATGCAAACCTAAAGACGTACTACTCATCAGTAGTTCACGGTAATTCTGATGTGTACGATACGCCTTTCGCCAAAGGAGAATCAACTGAGGATATGCTCAGCGCATGGATGAAGAACCTTGAGTCAGTGAACTCGGAGTGGCCTTCATTGTATGCGTTTGAAGTTGACCTCGCCAATAAGGTCGGGCCAATGTCAATTCGACTCCCTCTCAAGGATAGAATGAAGGACATTGACTCTTACTATGATGGTATTCTCCTTCCATCAACGAAGATTTCACCCGCTGCCACTCAAGCGGTAGTGAACGAATTCGCCAGGTTAGGCGGCCTGGAGATCAGGGGACAGAAACATACCCTGATGAATATGAAATTGTCCACAAATTCTGGATCTCCTTACTTCACTAAGAGAAGGAATGTTATACCTAAACGTGAAGTTAGGGTGTTACCATGGGGCAATGCAGTTGTACAATGCGGAGAAGTCAGTACTACTGACGTCGACTATAGCTGTGCTGCTATCTTAGGATGGAGAGGTCAGGAAGGTGGACCGAATGGAGACGATGTTAAACAGCGAGTGGTTTGGATGTTTCCCTTCGCTGTGAACATCTGTGAGCTCCAGGTGTATCAACCCTTTATTGAATCCGCACAGCGTTACGGATTGGTGCCTGCTTGGGTTAGCAACGCATCGGTTGATCGAAGAGTTACTAAGCTTTTTGACTCGAAAGCCGAAAACGATTTGGTAGTCTGCACCGACTTTAGTAAATTCGACCAGCATTTTAATTCCGACTGTCAAGAAGCTGCTAGGGTCATTCTTGAGAAGTTGATGAGTCCCACTTATGCTAATAAGAACTGGTTGAGAGAAGTATTCCCAATCAAATATATGATACCTCTTGCTTACAATTGGGAAGAAGTCCGCTTCGGTAAGCATGGAATGGGTTCTGGTTCGGGAGGCACGAACTGCGATGAGACGTTAACCCATCGTGCGCTTCAATATGAAGCAGCTATGGCGGCTGGTGAAGTTTTGAACCCAAATTCACAGTGTCTTGGCGATGACGGGATGTTGACCTATCCTGGCATCACTGTGGAGGATGTAGTGCAATCGTATTCATCGCATGGCTTGGAAATGAATCCTGACAAGCAATACGCTAGCACACAAGATTGCGTGTACCTTAGAAGATGGCACCATAAAGACTATCGAGTGGACGGGGTATGCGTAGGAGTATATTCAACGTGTCGCGCCTTAGGCAGGTTGAGGTACTTAGAAAGGTGGCAAGATCCTAGGTATTGGGACGAAAAGGGCGTCGCATTGCGCCAATTGTCCATACTAGAGAATGTGAAGTATCATCCTCTGAAGGAACAGTTTGTTCAATTTTGTCTCAAAAGGGATAAGTACCGTTTAGGTATTGATATCCCAGGTTTCTTGGATAACATTGAGACTGTTGCCAATGAAGCTATCGTGAAGGGACAGCAGCTGGGTAGCTACATGCAATCGCTCCAGGACGGTTACGACTCCGTTGCCGGTATAGGCAATTGGTGGATTGTAGACTATCTAAAACAGCTAAGGTAAATCGCGAGATGGTGCTACAAAC